GGGGAAAATATTCCTTTTTGTTATTTAGCACTGCAAAAATAAGGAAATTATATCATTTAGCACGGATGGAACGCAAATAAAATAATATCTGTCCGAATAAATACTGAATATCGTCCTTATCTGTTACAGTCAAGCCTAAGTCGTACCATTCTTGGCCCGGATACTTAATCCCGACCTTGAAGGCGGATGGATGCCGGAGAGCGATGTATTGCAAGGCATAACAACCCGGCCGGGTGATATCGATCAAGATATCCGCCTTGAGAGCGCCCACCTTTTCCAAGACACTATCGGAAGGGAATCCCCACGCATTGAGATCGTTCTTTATATGTACAGGAATATTGGAATCGTCGAAAGGAATATCCGCTCCTCCGGACGGCACATATACACACGTCTTGATGTCCTTCTTCGCCTTGCGCAAAGGCTCCAAGGCCCTCATGACGTCCTCGTGATCCTCTATATTATACAAGACCAAAAGCGAACGTGCCTCATCCAAGGAAAGGGAACGATGCGGACGCCCCCCAGCGTCCGACACTAAAGCCTGTATCTTCTTCTTGATAAAATAATTCGTAAACATTTATTACAAACACATAAAAGATTAATATTCATATATTTAAGATGCAAATAAAATATATTTGCAACAAGATTACGACACAACATTATTCGCCTTGAATCATACCTCCTTGGGTATATTGTCACAGGCTAACTATTTATTAATGGAAATACCCGATAAATACCCATCACCCGTTGAACTTATTCGCCTACCAGATGTTTTATAAAAGTACGGTCAATCACGTCCGGCATTAAATCTATAACACATGGAATCGTGCGAATTTAAAAAGAGGTTCCCCGACCTCACAGAAGATCAAGTATGCGATCTAGCGCAGCTTGGCAAGTCTATATCAAGTATCTCAAATTCACTTGTATTGAGCCTATTGTTCATATCCAAGGAGATGCTAATATCGGAATCGGATATTGCGGAAAAAGCCCGTTATTGCATGTCCGATCTCATGGACTTGACCAGATGTCTTGTCGAGTACAGATATAGCGAGGCTTGATTCTTTTAATGTGGGTCTCTATATTATATAATGAGACCCACGAGAATATCAATCAAAGGCTAGCAAGCCACTTCTTGCCGGATTTAGTATTAAGCCAAATAGCTATACCTGCCGCAATAACCGCTCCTACCAAAAAAAACATAATCATGAAATCCATATTATCGCCGTTTTAATATTAAAAAACCAATATACGCCAACAATGTTGTAAAACAAAGACCGGCAACCAACAATATCACCCTTGCAGGCACCATCATTAATGTTGGGAATATACATTTAATCCTGAATTGTCTCTAATATCCCATCATCAAAATAAAGATAACACCCATTGCCATATACCCACTGTTCGCGAGTTCCGTATTTACTGATAGTCCTATTTATATCTATAGGTTTACCCCAAGATAATTTAACAGCACCAGAAGACATTCCTATATAAATTTTCTCTTCGATAATAGCCTTAGCACATTCCTCTCCATATAGCTCCTTGCTTTTTTGGAAAAGTTCTTGTTTCAATTTTGCCAACTTTTTTTCTTTTTCCCTTTGAATTTCTTGCAATTTTAATTGTTCTTTTCTATATTCATCTTCTTTTATCTTATCTATCTGTGCTTGGATATTATTTGTCAACTCTGAATTGAGATTTTTTGCTACCGTAAAATAAATACCAAAATCCTTGTTAAAATATATAGTATCGTTATTATACGCTAAAAGCAACAAATCATCACCTTTGTTGATTATCCTAGAATCATCATCAATAAAAGAATTTGACACAAATAATTCATTAGCTTTAGCATAAACGTCTCCATTTACCGGAGTAACCATACTATGCAACTCCTTAATCTTGCATTCTAATAATGCTTTTCTATCATCATTACGTATCTTTTGTATAAATTCATTAATGCTCAAACCGTCTTTAGATTTAACATCTTTTATTTTAACCAAAAATGTGTCTTTTTTATAAATTACTATGCCATAGTCTTGTATGATGCCTATCATTTCAGCCTCATCATATTTTGACATATTTTTCACACTCATAAGTGTCTGTCCGGAAGATATTTTATAACGGTTGTTTTCAAACAACGATATTCCACTATTTCCGCCATTAGGAACAACAAATATGCTATTCCTTGATTGAGGCAATACCGTATCTTCGCACAATACTAGAAAAACACAAATGAAAAAAAAGCATTTTATATTTAATGAATACATTTTATATCACATTATACTAAACTGTCTTATACACAAAATAACTCTCGCCAACGCCGTTATGCTCTCCTTCCTCACGTCCTTCGGGTCATGCTCCTTATTATATGACACTAGATTCAAGTAGTCGTTACCCTCACTTGACTTCTTCACGTATTTAACCACGACAGACACATCGGAATCATTCTCGATCTGCAATATGTATATCTCACCGTATTGCACGGATTCTATGCTATGCACCTCTTTGTACGCTATTATATCACCGGATTTAAGCAACGGATACATGGAATCACCTATCACCTTTACGGCCCCATCGCACTTCGGCATGTTAGGTATCGATATTTTCCCTAGGTAAGCCTTGTTCCGATCCCCATCCTCCGAGAATAGACGGCTTAACCCAGCAGATACATCTATATCGTATAAGTTAAACTCGGACATGGGATATATTTTGTCCGGGGTCTTGGGATGGGACAAAGGAATGATATTATCGAGTATATTATCCTCTACTGATTGTTTCAGCATTGACCCCTTGCCTGTAATAACCCATGCCGGATCTAAATCATCATATATCTCTAGTATAGTCTCTACTGTTACGGCAGAGATACTCTTTGTATTAGCCCAATAACTTCTTGACTTCCCAATTGCACATTCAAGCTTATATGTGCTAATACCTTTATAATCAAGATATTCCTGTATTCTTTCTTTTGCCGCCATAATATAATACGCTAATTAATGTTAATACTAAGAATATACTCGACAACTCTCTTTGTCACGTGAGTATACTATACTATATTTGCACTATCAAAATCGATATAGAACTGCAAAGTTTAATATCAGATCACAAATATAGGAAATTAAAAACATAATTATATGAGAAAGACAGAAATAATCGTCCCATACGGGGCACAGACAAAGCTGGTAAAAGACACGGGACTTTCAGCGGTATCGGTAAGAGCCGCCTTAAAAGGGATTACGGATTCTAAAAAATCCGATTTGGTAAGAAGACGGGCTTTAAGGTATTACAAAGGTGTTGAAATAAAATAATGGATCATGGCACGAGAGAGAAAGACAGGAAAAGTAGAACCTATCCAAAAAATATGGCTCTCGAAAACGGAGGCGATAGCGTATCTCGGATGCTCAGAGGATTTTTTGAGATCCTTGCGGGAAAAAGCGGAGCTATCATTCTCCAAGTTCGGCTCCATGATATGGTACGAGCTTAGAAGCATCGACCGATTTCTTGAGAGGAACAAGGTCGTTTAGCACAAAGGGCATGGCTAGTGAAGCGTCACTGCCGGAAGCGGATCATTTTAAAGTATATAGGTTTTAGTTAATCTTTCACTCCCGCTCCGGGTTCGATTCCCGGATGCCTACTAAAAAGAGTTCTTTGACTTAGTGAATAAATCCTTATCCCCATAAGAGGATATACGTAAGAGATATAGGTATGGTGGTAAGGTTATGATAGGCGAAGATACCGGAAGGGATGATGATCCCCGCTCCCGATGTAGTTTGATCGGTTCCGATGTTGGAGTCTACATATTTAATAATGTATATACAAAGTTAGATATTACGTCGTGTCAGTGAAGTACGGATATTTCCGTATCGGTGTCAAACTGTCTATCTAACGCATAAGATACACTCCCCTACCCGTCTATGATTCGGGTTCGAAACCGTTGGAGGTTGTGGGGGTGCGAGTTCCCCCGGCTACCACGCTTAAATCACATTGCTAATTATTATACACTTCTCAACCAAGACCTTAATATACCGCCGTGAGGCAGGCAATTAGGGAATATTAGTTTTTACTTAAACTGTGCCGGGGTGGGATTCCCCGGCAAACGCTCCCTTAGCTCAGATGGTTAGAGCGCAACACTCATAATGTTAGGGTCGCCGGTTCAAGCCCGGCAGGGAGCACGCTTCATCCCTAGCGGATGCTATTCAATCAATTATTTCACTAAAGTGCAACGCAGGTCTCCGTCCGTGAGGATATGAGGCCTTTTTCCCGAATTTTAAAAACAACAATATATATGATAAAGAGAAACCAAGCATGGTTATGGAAGATATTCCGGGCCATAAAGAGCATTATCATCTTCTCGCTAAGGATGATCGCAGCTACCATATTAGGGCTGATATCAATAGTGTCAATATTTGAGTGGTACGAAAAACCTCTCAATATTCACCTCTTGATCCTAGCGATCATATCAATCTTTATTGTGGTACACCAAATAGTTATAATGACTTATGAGTCAGAAAAATGATTTCGGGGTGATATACGTGGTGCAAGCCCCTTCAAGGCCTAACCGATCCAAGAAGGACGATATCCTAGACGAATTAAAGACACTTAGCAAAGAAGAACTAATAGAGATAAGAAAAGATATTGTAGAACTAATAAATAATAAATAAATGAAGACATTCGAAGAATTAAAAAAAGATCTGCTTGAACGGGCTAAAAAACATCACGCTTGCCAAGATGGATACAGTATGGGGTTAAACGCAAAAAGCAAACAAGACTTGCTGAAAGCGATAACCGATAATTGGTGTTGGGTCTTGAGTACGTCCAAGATGATTGACGCAAATTACCTAGAAGAAAACTTTACTGAGGAGGAATTAACCGAAGCTGGCATTTACACAAGAAAAGAACACGCCTCTGATACTGAATCATTTGCTTGCGGCTCTGCCACGGTTGAGGCTTACGGCTCTGCCACGGTTGAGGCTTGCGACTCTGCCACGGTCAAGGCTTACGACTCTGCCACGGTTGAGGCTTACGACTCTGCCACGGTCAAGGCTTACGACTTTGCCACGGTCAAGGCTTACGACTCTGCCACGGTTGAGGCTTACGATAACTCATATGTCGAGGATTGCACCGGGAACATAAACACAGTTTCCGATCATGGAATAGTCAAAGACTACTACAATCATAAGATATATATAAAGAAAGGAAAATTCGAGATTATCGAGATCGAATAAATTCAAGGCCTTAGCTTATCGGCAGAGCGTCCCTAACATGGGAATAGCCGGGTTCGACTCCCGGAGGCCTACAAAACACATAACTAATAAAAACAGGATTCATGAGACTTACAATCAAGGAATTATCCCTTGTCAATTTCAGGGGATTAACAATCAGCATTTCGTTCTCGGCAAACACGCTTATATTGGGAATGAACGGAATTGGTAAGACTAGGGTTAACGACGCTTTCCTTTGGCTTTTATTCGGCAAAGACACGCAAGGACGGCAAGACTACGAGATCAAGCCCCGGGATCAAGACATGAGAAACTCAAAGGTATCCGTGCGAGGAATGTTCGATCTTGACGGGCAAGAATTAACGCTCGAGCGTATCTACTCGGAGAAGTGGACAAAGAAAAAAGGATCGGAAGAGGCCGAGTTCTCCGGCAACGTCACCGAGTATTCCATCAACGGAGTGGCATGTAACGCCACGAACTTCAAGACCAAGATAAACTCCATCCTAGACGAGGACAGGTTCAAGCTTATCACTTCCTCCTCCTATTTCAACACCTTGAAATGGCAAGACAAGAGGAACCTTCTTATCCAAGCGGCCGGGGAGCCGAGCGAGGAAGAGATTATCGGGGACAACGAGGATTTCAAGAGGCTCCTATCCTATTGTACCGGCAAGACGATGGATGAGTACAGGAAAGAGATCGCCGCCAAGAAGAAGCCGATCAAGAAAGAGCTGGACGAGATCCCCGCCCGGATAGACGAGGCCAGACAAGGCATTATCGATAAGGACTGGACCGCCTTGGAAGGCATAATCAAGGATCGGGAAACCATGATCGAGGAACTGGAGAGGAGGATAGCGGACGAGAACCTACGGGTGCAAGAGGAGAACAAGGATGTCAACTCCAAGATACAAGCCTTATATAATGAGATCGCTTCCTTGGAAAGAAGAAAGATGGATATCGAGAACCAATATAAGGCCTCCTATCAAAAGGAGTCCAACGATATCGAATCCGAAAAAGAGAGGACGAGGAGAGAGATAGCCGGCATAGAGGACGAGATCAATCGACTGGAAAAGGGTATAACGGACAATACCAAGGCCAAGGAAAGGGTATCCGACATATTGAGCAAATTGGGAGCGCAATACGAGGCGGTCCTTTCCGGTAAGGTGGAAGGCGATAATCGCATATGCCCGACATGCGGACAGGAGTTCACGGAGAAATTTTTGCATGACCGCAAGGCCCACCTTTTGGAGGATATAAACAAGAAGGGAGAGGAAAACGATGCCCTTCTAAGGTCATACGACCAAATGATATCAGAGTACGAGAACAAGATAACCGCCCTTAATACCAGACGCACTGAGCTATCCTCCAATCTTGATATTCTTGACAGGAGAGTCATCAAGCACTTCGTATCAGCCTATACGGAAGACGAGGAGCGTAAGGATGTCATCAAGGATATAGACCAGAAAAAAGAGGATATAGATCTATTATCCGGATCGGTGGTGACATCCAATGACCTGTCTCCCGTGAAAGACCAGATATCCAAGATCAGGAAAGATATAGAGGAAATAAAGGGTGAGCTTTCCGGAAAGATACACTCCGACAAGGCCAAGGCCCGTGTGGATGAGCTGGAGACGAGGCAAAAGGATCTGGCCGTATCCTTGGCCCGGTACGAGAAAACGGAAATGATAGCGGAGAGGTTCATACATAAGAAGATGGACATGATGGAGGAAAGGATCAACTCCTTATTCCGCATGGTCAAGTGGAAGATGTACGAGCCGCAAATAAACGGCGGCGAGAAGGAATGTTGCGAGTGCTATATAAATGGCGTTCCCTTCGGCGTGCAGAACACCGCCACCAAGGTAAACGCGGGATTGGACATAGCCTTGGCATTCTCTCGTATCTATGACGTTTATGCTCCGGTATTCCTAGATAACCGGGAGTCCGTCACGGAACTTATAGATGCGGATACGCAAGTCGTATCGCTGATAGTATCACCAGAACATAAAGAATTGACAATTAAAAACAAATGATATGAACACACCCGTATTAGCGGCGCAACCGCAAAACATGGCGATCAATCTTTTCGATCCCGCACAATTCGAGACAATGCAAAAGATATGCAAGATGTACGTAAACTCCGATCTGGTACCCGAATCGTATAGGGTAACGGACAAGAGATCGGAGAGCAAGGCCGTGGCGAACTGCATGATAGCGGTAAGCATGGCGCAAAGGATGAACGCCGACCATATGATGGTCATGCAGAATCTCGATATCATACAAGGCCGTCCATCATGGTCAGCGAAATTTCTCATCGCTACGGTCAACTCATGCGGGAGATTCTCCCCGTTAAGGTATAAGTTCACCAACCTAGGAAAGATCAAGAACGTGACGTATACCGACTATGAATGGAGGAACGGCAGGAGAGAGGCCGTGACAAAGACATTGAATATCGAGATCGACAATTGGGAATGTATAGCTTATTCCTCGGAGAAAGGCCGTGACGAGATATTGGAATCCACCCCTATTACCATGGAAATGGCGATAAAGGAAGGTTGGTATACCAAGTCGGGATCTAAATGGCAGACAATGCCTAGGTTGATGCTTCAGTACCGGGCGGCTTCCTTCTGGCAAAGGGCGTACGCTCCGGAGATCAGCATGGGAATGATCACGCAGGAGGAGGCACGTGATATAGAGGACGTGGATTACATTGAGATCAATCCGGAAGACAAGCTGAAGGAGGAACTGGAAAAGGCTAACAAGGAAGAGTTCAAGTGCCAGCAAGAAGCGAAAGCGACGAGCGATCCTTCTCCCGTCATGGAAGATCAACCCGATCCCGGCAATCCCGAGCCACCCAAGGCACAATCATTTAATAACGCCTCTCAAGGCAAGCCTAACTGGATGAGAAGATGAGACTATACGTAGCGGGCAGTTCCTCCTCGGGGAACTGCTACCTATTATATGATGAGAGGGAGATTCTGATACTGGAATGCGGCGTACCTTTCAAGAACATCAACGGCCTCCCGTTCTTCGATCTGGAGAAGGTCGTTGGATGCGTGATATCGCATGAGCACGGCGATCACGCCGGAAGGATAAACGAGTTCCTTGATTATGGGGTGGATTGTTTAGCGTCCTCCGGCACGATAAGCTCGTTATCTTTTACGAGCAAGCGCCTGCCATTGATGATTGAGGAAGGCGTTACCGTAATGGCCGGGGCCTTCTCCATAGTCCCTTTCAAGATCGCCCATGACGCCAAGGAGCCTCTGGGTTTTCTCATAGACCATCCGGATACGGGGCCTATCCTGTTCGCAACGGACACGTACATGCTCTATTATCGGTTCCCGAGTCTCAGGCACGTCATGATCGAGTGCAATTACGACAGGTCTATCCTAGACCGGAACGTAGCGGAAGGGAGGATAAACAAGTCCAGACGAGACCGGACATTGCTATCCCATATGGAACTAGGAACATGCGTGATAACCTTGGAGGCTAACGACCTCTCGGGGGTTGACAACATAATCCTGCTCCATTTGTCCGATGACAATAGTGACGAGATCTTATTTAAGGAGAAAGTAAGCGAGGCTACCCAACGACCGACTTTCGTGGCGGTGCCGGGCTTGGACATAAACCTTACACGGCCATGGTCAAGATAGAGAAGACTGGGACGGACACGGATTTGACGGAGTTCCTTTGCGAGCTGGCCGGATATCCACCCGGTACTTACCAAGTGACGATATATCCCGTCGGAGATCTAAGGTCCAGCGAGCAAAACAGGTATCTGTGGGGAGTGGTCTACCCTCTCCTGCTCGAGGGACTCAAAGATATAGGCTACGCTTATACGACTACCCAAGAAGTCCACGAGTTTTGTAAGAGGACGTTTTCTGATAGATACGTGAATTACCATTCCGGAGAGATCATAGACATCCCCGACTCCACCAAGGAAATGGACAGGAAGACTTTCGCCACATATTTACAGGTAATCAGGGAATGGTCGCTTGAATATCTAGGTATCGAGATACCAGACCCACAATACAAGAATAATGAAAGAACTGATATTATGCCTCAATGAGGCTTGCTCTAAAAAGCATTGCCTCTGCCATCAACGGCAAAAGCATTGGAAATACCCGTCTAAAAAAGAAGGGGAAACTGTAAGGCCGGAATCGGCCTTACTTGACGGGAATACTCCTTGCAAAGGGTATGTCCCACAATACGAGAGAAAGAAGTATAACGTAAACTATTAACAATATGCACAATACATGATATAAATATGGATGAAATTTGGAAAGATATAGTTGGATACGAAGGGTTATATCAAGTTTCTAATATGGGTAGAGTTAGGTCTAAGGAAAGGATATTTGAAAGTAAAGGGACTGGAAGATATAAAAGAAATGCCCAAATTCTATCGCTTGGCAAGCATAGTAAAGGATATCTAACAGTGACACTATTTAAGAATGGGAAATATAAACGTTTTCTTATTCACAGATTAGTAGCTAAATCGCTCCTACCCCGTGATATTTTCAAAAATCAAGTAAATCATATTGATGGAAATAAGACCAATAACAATCTATCAAATATAGAATGGTGTGACTCTTCTGAAAACCAGATACACAGAAGAGATATTTTAAAAAAGAAATTTGCGCCGGGTAAACCTGTTATTCAAATTGATAATAAAGGAAATAATATAAGAGAATTTGAATCAATATCACAAGCGGCCAAATCAACAGGGATAAAAAGCCAAAACATATCTTGCGTATGTCAAGGTAAAAATAGACAAGCTGGAGGTTTTAGGTGGGAATTTATAAAAAATAAATAATTATGGCAAGAACATATTTTTCATGTAAAGTGTCATTTGAAAAATTATTAGAAAATGGCAATCAAAAACGGGTAACAGAAGAATATTTAGTTGATAGCTTAAGTTTTACGGAAGCGGAAGCAAAAATCACCGAGGAGATCCGCCCCTTCATCACGGGTGAGTTCACGGTAACAGACATCAAACGAGCTCGTTTATCCGAATTATTCTTCAACGAGAATGGTGATCGGTTCTATAAGATCAAGGTTTATTTTATCACGTTGGACGAGAAGAGCGGAGCGGAAAAGAAAACCGCCGCTACCATGTTAGCCCAAGCCTCTAGTCTAAAAGAGGCCATAACCGTGCTAGAAGAAGGCATGAAGGGGACAATGGCGGATTACACCATAGCCTCTGTCACGGAGACAATGATCATGGACGTGTTCCCGTTCAACGCGGATGTCAATAAGAGAGTTGTAGATATCGATAAAAAAGAGATAGAGAAATCATTGTCCGACACCTCTAAATCAATAGAGGATAAGATGAGAGAGTGCAAGGATATCATAACCCGTGATCCCAAGGAAGGGGACGGAGATCTCATTACGAGAACGCAATCCTTCATCAGGCAAAAGGCCGGGCATGACAAGAGCAAGTTCAAGGAGGCCGCAATAGAGATCGCCTTGCTCCAGAAATCACCAGCTTCCCAAGTATGGTTCATGGGATGTGGACAACTCTTAATTGAAGAGCTAGAGGTTTGATATTGATATTAGTGTGTTTTTCATGGTATTAGATTTAGTTTAGTAATGATTATCCCCGCCGCCCGTGAGGATATGCGGGGAATCCGGTTCCGTGGCGAAATAGAAAGACGCTAAATGTTGGTTTTGGAGTCAGCTCCACTTGGCGCGAACTATAATTAGTCATTTAAGAACCAATATTTGATACAGAGTTATAGCTTGGTAATACAGGTTTGAGTCCTGTCGGAACCACCAACAACAAATAACAATCATGGATTTCGGTAACGACATTCCGGATTACGATCCGGACGATTTTGACAATTACGATTATGAGTGACATTTTTCAAAGCCTGTTATTATCCTTCGGGGTGATAACGTTCATATTCGCTATCCTAGCGATAATTTTTATTGTATTAATCTTGATAGACGACAAGTACAAATGAGGAATATCGAATCACAGACCCAGCGAGCTTGCGTCAGATACTTCCGTCTCCAATACCCGAGATACGCAGGATGCTTCTTTAGCGTCCCGAACGGAGGACGGAGGGACACGGTAACCGGGGCTATACTGAAAGCGGAAGGGGCATTGGCAGGGGTCGCCGATCTGTTCCTGTCAGTCCCGAATAACGTCCATCACGGTCTGTACGTGGAAATGAAGACAAGAAAAGGCCGGCAACAGGACAGCCAGAAGGCATTCCAGAAGGCGGTAGAGGCTCAAGGGTACAGATATGAGATATGCCGATCGCTGGACGATTTCATTGCGCTTATAAAAGACTACTTGAATGGCTAAGAAACCTACCAAGCAACCCGAGCGTATCAGATGCGCCGATTGCGTGCACGGCAAGCCTCACAAGGGTCTGGCCGTATGGTGCGAGATATTGAACACCGGTAGGGTAGTTAACTCCCTACGGTATTGTGACAACTATAAACGATAACTTATATGAGAACTATCAAAGCGAACACTAAGGCAAACGGGGATATACTTCCGGAGCCTCAATTCAAGAGGATACCCGTAAGGGTTGACAAGAACACGATCATCCTCGTAAGGGAAGGTTTGAACGTGGAAGAGCATCTAAAAAGATTCAAGGAAAAGGATAACATTCCACCGGGATATATCCCGTGGTTCTAAAAAAACTTCAATTTGTTTGGTATTTAAAAAGAGCTATCAATATGATTAAATCATGATAATAGAAATCTTAAACTATCTAAGAGAAAAAAGAGACATCAAACTGAGGATGTCTCTTTTAAGCAAAGCTGGAGGATATACGATACAAGAACTCCCAATGGTATATTCATTCGTTCTAGGAGGTTTCCACTCCATTCTTGAACTAAAAGAGTTCAGGGAATGGAAAGAGCAAAAACGAGACAATGAGGTTATCGACCCTTCTCGACCGACACCGTTATAGCTTAATATGGAATCGAATTTAGAATGCGAACAAGATCTGTTTTATAACATGCGATGAAATAAAATTGATTATATTCTTTGCGTTTCGTCTTATATGCTTTACATTTGCATCAGAATTAGGCTCATGGCTACGCACATCCAATAGCGTCCTTGCAAATGCCGCTATTGAATAATGGATGTGTCAACCCTTGGGCATTTTTTTTCAAAAATACTGTCCATTGTTGAGCATGGTAGTGGTATGGTAACGCCACGATCGGATAACGGCCATAGCTGAACAGTGGATTTTTTTTGCGTTGCAAAGATTATACTAGATTAAGTGACTAATATTTCACATGATAACAATGGAACTTGTAGGAGCGGTAACAACATGTATAGTAGCCATTCTTGGAGGTGTCTGGTTTATGCTTCAAAAGGCATTTAGATTAGGGGAGCTTAATAAGGCATTGCAAGATATAGACAATCGCACTTGTAATGCTAAATGCGAGTTGCACGATAATGACATATCTGAGATAAAGAGAGATTTAACAGCCATAAAGGATGATATAGTGGCTATAAAATCAATCTTGATAATGAAACATAAGAACGCTTCAGATGTATTCTCTATGAAAAACAGTCCAAGGAAATTAAATGCGAACGGTGAAAGGCTATTCAAGGATATCAAGGGTGAGGAATTCTTGAGACAAAACAAAGATCTCCTTTTCTCTAAGATTGATCAGCAAGAGCCAAAGACCGCTTTTGACGTAGAGAACTATGCAAGCATGGTTTGCTACGCTATAACCGGTGATGATATATTCAACGGGATGAAAAACTTCGTGTACAACTCACCGACTTACATATTGAAGAATGACAAGGGGGATGACACCAAATATGACATATCTCTTCCGGATATATGTTTCGTCCTAAGCATACCTTTGCGTGACATGTACTTAGCGGAACACAAAGACATACCACAAGAGTAATCATAAGGTATACATAATCACTGGAGAGCGGACAAATTAATTTTTGCCCGCTTTTTGTTTGGCGTTTTGAATTTGAGTTGTATCTTTGCCTCATACTTCGCCAAAGTATGACATATATTGATTAGTGATGAGCGGCATTTATTGTGTCGTTTTGATTGCTTTATCATGCAAAGATATAAGCCGTCAGTATCCCGTTGGGCTGCTATCACTATTGATGTAGTCGTACTTTGGCGAGTAAAAGGGAGCTGGCGGCTTTCTTCATATATAAACTCAAATTTCATTCAACAATGCCAAAGTACAGTGAAATCGGAGTTAAGTCGAATAATAGTAAACTTATCTCATGGGCTACATTAGCCCGTATCTACAACGCATTACCCTGTGAGGTGTGCAAGTGTGAAACCATAGAAGACGCTAAAGCATATTCCAAGGCGTTGCTCTATTTACTATCCGCTTTATTTATCGCAGGATTGGAGAAAGGAGGTGCGCTATGAGTACTCCAACAGCACGTCAACAAACTATCAAGATCAACCGCCTATCCAAGGAGAACGACCGGCTTTCCAAGGAACTTGAGCACGTGAAAGAACAGCTCAGATGGTCACGCATCACGTCTTCGCAAGAGACGGAGCTAAAGAACTCATGCTTCTTCTTCATCGCCGCCAAGGGGCTATTCACCGAATGGCATGAGTGGCACGACAAGAGGATAACAGAGAGGTTGATGGACGAGATCAAGAGGACTATAAAATAGCCCTACCCTACTCACGTATTAAGATTTTAAAAGCCCCGGTCTAGGCCGGGGAGTATATTGTATTGTCTGTTTTTTTAATCAACTAATAATGATAAAAGAAATAAGTCCGAGATGGGTTAAAGCCATGAATCTATTTCATTCTAAGAAATACATTCAACAAGTAAAAGAAGATATAAGGCTACGCCCAGACATTCAAGAAAAGATAAAGGGCTTTGAAGATAGTTTTATAAAGTTTTCTGCTCTAGAGAGAGTGAACTTTGAAGCTGATATAGACGATGAGCTTAATGACTATCTTAAAAGAATGAGAATGTATAATACCAATGTAAAGAAATGGTATTCATTACGAGCGAAAGTCTTTAAACGAGATAATTTCACTTGTCAATATTGTGGGAAAATAGGAGGAAAGTTAGAAGCAGACCATGTTGTACCTTTCTCTAAAGGTGGTGGAGATGAGCTTTCTAATCTTGTAACGTCTTGCAGAAAATGCAATCGACAAAAGAAAGATAAATCAAAAGATGAATTTATGATATGGAAACAAGGAAAGAGTTAACGAGCTATTTTCCCCACGACAGTAATGCCAGAAACTCAGATAAGCTGATTCGTTTACGAATGAGGCATAAAGCCGCCGGATATGGTGTTTTCTTCATGATATTAGAACGTCTTAGAGAGGAGCCAAGCTATATGAGTGTCAAAGATTATAACATGATAGCCTTTGACCTTCGTGAGGACGCATCCTTAATAAAGTCCGTCATTGAGGATTTCGGGTTATTTGTCTTTACCGAGGACGGTAAGTACTTCTACTCCGAAAGCTTCAAGAAAAGAATGGAATTCAAAGACGATAAATCAAAGAAACGATCCGAGGCAGGGAAGATTGGTTTAGCTAAACGATGGGGTAAAAAAGAATCAGAAATAGCAAATGCTACAAAATTTATAGCAAATGCTACGGATAATGATAGCAATGCTATAGCAAAAGACGAAAAAAATATAGCAAGAAAAGAAAAGGAAAGGAAAGTAAAGAAAAAAAAAGAATTACTCTCTAGCGAGAGTAATAAGAAAAACGAGCCTAAAGGCTCTCCTCTCACCCCATCTCATCCCGGATTCAATCCTGATTTGGTTGAGAAACCTTTGGATGAGTGTAAAAAGATTTTGGAGGCTAATATCGCTTGGATCGAGACGGTATGCATGCAGCAATACATAAGCACCTCTCAGTTCAAAGACTATCTGGACGAATTCTTCAAGGATATGGCTTGCCGGGATGTTGGTATGAAGTCTCCCAAAGACGCAAGGAGTCACTTCGCGTCTTGGCTCAAAATTAATTTGAGGATCAAATCAAACGAAAATAGCAATGGAACATGTAAACAAGATAGGGATACGGATAGAAAGTCAAGACTTGCCGGATATTTCCAAGAAGCCTTCTCTGATTGCGGTAAGAGTGATTGAGCGTTACGGTGATGGATTATGCTTCGCTAAGACCTTCAACCCTTCGCTGCAAAAGGTTTGCGCCCAGAACAAGGAAAGATCATTCATGGGGGAGGCACCTTCAATAGCCACTCTCTTGCAAGCTTACCCAGAGAAGCAGGTATCCGCTTGGATAATGGCTCAATTGGAGAACCTTAACGATTTCACTGGCGTAAATGGGAAGATAGATACAAACCAAATGATAGAGCTTGCCGGGATCATTGAGACCGAGTATTACTTTCTGAAAGCCTCGGAATTGCTATTGTTTTTCCACATGTTAAAGGGAGGATCATTTGGCGTTTTTTATGGCAATGTAGACCCCATGATGATAAGCCGTGCCCTGATAGACTTCAAGGTTTATCGCCGCCAACAGCTAGAAGCCTACGATCGGGAAATACAGCGCAAAAAGCGTGATGAGCAATGGGAAGAATGGGGGCGCAAGGCCGTGCCCTGTCCGGAATATTTAACATTAGCCAAGGCTTTTTCCGAGAATATTCAAAAAGATGATTCAAACATACCCGTTAATGGTAAAGAAAACTGATATAGAGTAACATGGAAATAACAGAGAGATTGAGAAACACCCCTACCGGCTTTGTTATCCAAGTCGGGACAAACAGGGTGCAAGTCAAGCGCTTCGAGGCAATATACCAAGGGAAAGCGGTCGTATGCAGGGGATGCCTGTTCCGGGGCGATGGAGCTAGGGATTGCGAGTACAGCAAGGCTTGCATGGCCCATCTGAGGCCGGACCACGAGTCGGTGGTGTTCGCTAAAACAAATAAGGTTTAATCATTCATCATAGCTGAAAACTGCATTCATCTATGATGAGATAAATTAAAAAACAGAGAAAATGACAAATGAGGAATTGAAGAAATATAAACGGCCATTACCAATGGCATTTACGATGCTTCCGATCGATTTCATATATGAGCATATCGAGGATGAGTACGGAGTCTACGAGACGGGTATGTTCACCTACAAAGGAAAGGATATTCTCATAAATAAGGAAATGGGTGAATGGCATCTGTCCGTATCAGCCAATCACACGCTCGGATATTACGAACTGAAAGAGATACGATACAAGTTTATGCCGGACAGCATGCAGGTAGCGCAGATATTCCCTCCACGTAAGGAATTTGTTAACCTGCACGAGAATTGTTTCCACCTGTACCAAATCAAATTCGATAAATAAGTCATGAAGCAATACAACGATTGGGAAGAGATCGACAAGGACACGAACGGCCTTGTCACCTCGCTAACCTACATGGTGCTTTTCTTGAACGACCAAGTGTATAACTACACGGTCTCGCTCATGGAGGCCATAAGGAATAGCGAGCACTACAGGCATAACGCCAAACGGACGGCCAACGCTATCGAGAGGGAGATAAACGCTTATAACACGAACATCTTCCGGATAGCCAAGGCCAACAAGGAGGCGTTCGCCGAGATAACGCAAAGCATGGAGGAAGACGTGCAGCCTCATATAGACCGGTATTACTACACGATCAGCCAGATATTGCTGGATCACGGGGTATCCGGTTCGGCGAACAGGATAGCATCCTTGTCATCCACGATAAACATGATTGCGCAGATGTCTAGGATCACGATATACGATTTCGGCGAAAGGATGCGGGGGATCGTCCCCTTGGCGTACAATCCCCTGTCCTATCTAGATTTGGGCAGGGTAGAGTTCCTAAGTGACCGGTTATCAAGCGAGGTCACTGGAAAGGACGTGAGAATAAACTTAAATGAGCAGCCCGGGATCGTGAAGGCGTTCACGGCGATAAGCAACGCCTTGCTAAGGCCGGAGGTCTTTGAGAAGGCTTTTGAGAAAGCGGGGTAAATTTTAATTTGATCATTATGATTCATGAGCGGAAACAGAAATAAACTTATAGCCTTCAATTACTTCGGAGGGAAATTCACTTGGTTGGAGTATCTGTACACGAACTTTCCAAGAGATTTCACCCATCTGGTCGATCTGTTCGCCGGAAGCATGGCCGTGTCCATCAATTATCCGGGAAGGGTTATCAAGACGGCCAACGAGATAAACGGGGATATAACCAACTTCTTCGAGGTATTAAGGGATCATGAGCCGGAGTTGACAAGGTTATTGCTGTTAACCCCATGCTCCGAACTGGAGTATAATAACTCATGGGAACCTTCCGGGGATAAGATAGAGCGTGCAAGGAGGTTTTACGTCCGTATCCGGCAATCATTCTTCGGGTTGGGAGCGCAACAGAAGAACAAGGGTTGGCATTGTACCAAGCAACATGTTAACGCCAAGGGCGGAGAGACTGTCTCCCGATGGAACAACGCGATAGAGAAACTGCATGAGGTCGCAGAGGTGATCAGGGGCAATTTCCAGATCACCAATCTGGACTATAAGGATTGCATTGATCGGCTTGATTTCCCAAACGCTTTCTTCTACGCCGACCCACCCTATCCGCTTGAGTGCCGGGCCTCTTCGAATGATTACAAGTACGAGTTCCCGGACGATAAGCATCGTGAGCTTTCCGATCGTTTGCATTCGATCAAAGGCAAGGCAATGATAAGTAGTTATGACTGTCCGTTAATGCGGGAGTTGTACGGGGATTGGAACATGATAAAGTTCCCGGTCAAGAAGAATAACATCCGGAGCAGTGAGGTACAGGAGGTGATTTGGATTAATTATGATTTAGAGAAAACATTGTTTTGACATGAAAGCGAGAATAAGAAAGACTGGGGAGATCGTTGATGTTATCGCCTTCAAATCTTCCGAAGCCTGTCCTGAAAAGGATTGGGTGCGCTATGTGGATTCCGAGGGGCTTGATCTCATACAGGAACTCAACGCTCTAGAGGATCTAGAGGTTATAGATAAGACGGAGGATAAAGCCGTTGATTGGGAACAACGAAGATATGATTTGGCAAAGCTCTATTCTATCGAGTTTGTGAAATTGCAACATTATCAAGGCCGTACTGAATGCGGTATACTTTATTCTAAAGTAGTGGGATGGTCTGTCGAGCTAGCGGACCTACTTATAAATAAATTAAAGGAAGGAGGTGAATCATGAGAAATAAAGAACTAATAGCTCTATTACAAGAGCAAGACCCGGAAGCGGAGGTAATGATCCGCACGTCCGATGGAGAGTATGAGTACGATCCGGTGGATGTAACATGGGACGAGCAAATTGAATGCGTAATTATTCAGGAGGGGTAAATATGAAAAATGAAACAAAAATCCTCAATTTATTTGTCGGTAACGACAAGTATAGACCAGCATTAAACCAAGCGTTCAAGCAAGGGGACATGGTATGTGCCACTGACGCTATCACGCTTATAACAATACCTATATCCTTGATAGGTCTTAGGTATCCGTATCAAGACAAGCCAGATGTATCATCTGTGTTGAATATAAGGAAAGAATGCCATGAGATCATAGAATTGTCTTGGTTGAAGGAATTGTACGATGACGTTCCGATGATAAATGAAACGTATAAGTGCGAGGCTTGCGCAGGTACCGGGATGGTTGATTATGAGTTTTGTTTTGATGATATAATCTATACAGAAGAGGAGGAATGCCCCGTATGTCGTGGAGAGGGTCATTTATGCGAGACCGGGGAAATGATAAAAGATCCCCAATATGACATTGACATACACGGGAATCCTTTTAAATCCGGGCGTGTGCTTAAAATGATAAATCTCATGAAGCTTATTGATATCACCTCTTGTGTTCTTGTTTCGAACCCTTCATCTGGACCTAACCTGTTTAGGTTCGAGAATGGGATAAATGTAATATTAATGCCTAGTTTTAGATGATATGAATCAAATTTGCACGAATAAAGAACAATCATCCCGGCTATTAGCGGCCGGGATGAGACCGGAGACGGCGGACATGTATCTTGACGAGTTCGAACGTCTGGTCGCATTTGAATATAGCAGGATTAAAAGTAAAGCGTATCAAGATACGGTATTACCCACTTGGTCTCTATCCAAGCTGATAGATATGATGCCTAAATCATATCAAGATGATATTGACGGGATGGTTTATTACCTATCCGGAAATTTCGTTGAGTTAATGTACGCATCGGACTGGATCGAGGACGGGGAAGGTGATAATACTTACAATTGCGCAAAATCCTTCGACAAAGAGAATCTGATGGACAATATGGTTGACGCTATCGAATGGCTTATCAGAGAAGGGCACTTGAATAAGAAATTCCTAACAGATAAATGCGGCGATTGCCGACTTATCGAGGATGAAGACACAAACGGAGAGGCTTGGTGCGCCTTCCATCAAAAACCGACAATATGCGATAGTAGAGCTTGTAAGGATATTTTAAAGAAATGAGTACAAAATGAGAGAGATTAAATTCAGAGGGAAGTGTTTTGATAATGAATGGGTATTTGGAGATTTATTGCAGTCGAACATAACTCAAATTATTGCAAAAAAGGAAATATTCGATTCAAATTTAGAATTGGAAAGAATCGAATATGAATATTATGACGTAAATCACAATACCGTAGGCCAGTACACAGGCCTAAAAGACAAGAGCGGAGAGGAGATTTACGAGGGGGATTTAATAAAAGCCCCAAGCGGACGTATTTATGCCGTTATATTCTCAACATGGAAACATGAAGAGAAAAGAGAGTTTCCCAAAGTAATTGACTTGTATGAACATACAGGATGGTGCGTATCCCTAGATGGGGTTAATCCATGTGAACTGCTAGACTTTGAGGCGTGCCAAGGAAGTGTTATTGGGAATGTTTATGACAATCCCGAACTACTGAAAGGAGGTAATGATGATCACACGTGATGATTTACAATTAAGGATATTGTCCTGTATGTCTATGGAAGGTAGTGGAATCGTTAAGTACAGGGATGACGTTAACAAGATTTCCGCTGTTACTATCACCCCAAGAAAAGACGAGCTATCATACGGCAAGCCAAAAACGACATACTACATTGATAACGTGGAAAAGGAATTTACAGACCTCGATGAACTCATAGACTTCTATAACGAGAAATTTAGGTTTGAGGAAGAAAATCCGGATCAAGAAGTAACATTTGTAAAAGTTATAAAAAGGAGAAATAAATATGAGCAAGATTGATTTCAACGCACTCCGTGACCGTGCGTACAAATGCGCATGCGAGCACGGGTTGCATAATACGGAGTTAAGCAATGGGCATCTTCTGATGCTAGTGATAACAGAGCTTTCGGAGGCCGTGGAAGCGGACAGGAAAGGTCTATACGCAAGAAGGAAGGTTTTTGAGGATTGGATAATCTTAATGGATGATCCTAAAACAAAAGATGAAGAATTTATATATGCCTTCAAAAGCAATATTAAAGATACCGTTGAAGATGAGCTTAGTGATGCCTGCATCCGCTTGCTGGATCTCGCAGGATCGTTAGATATCAGCCTTGATGATATCTACGATTTCATGGAAGAACCGGAATATAAAGATTGGGATGATGCTTTAAAAGAAATGTCTTTTACTGAGAGGATGTTCTTTTTGACATCTATCCTAACAGAGGATAGAGATATTGCAGAAGTTATCAAGGCTTCAATCGTAATTATATTTCTTAATGCGGACTTGCTCTATATAGATCTCTTGTGGCACATTGAGCAGAAAATGAGATACAACGAACTAAGGGAGAATAAACATGGAAAGAGATATTGATAAGAGACAGACGGTAGAAGAAGCGGCTCATTTCTTCGCTGAAAGCAGGAGTAGCGGTAGTGCATTCCCGGCGTATTATCAGGGATTTATAGCAGGTGCCGAATGGGAAATGGCAGAAGCTATTAATGCTCACTGGAAAAGTTGTCCAAACCTCTCTAAAGACAATGATCGAATGTGCAATCAAATGAATGATTGCAATCAGAATTGCGAGTACATGAGGTCTTTTATTAGACTATTAAGAGGAATAGTATTAACCGAGCCTTAATGGTAAGGCTCATAATAAAAAGAATAGAAGATATCGCTTGCTTTTCCGGGAAAATTCGTAAGTTTGCGGTGCGAAGATTACACATAGGCACCGCAAGCGAGTGGTCCAGTAGAGAATGAGAGAAGTATAAGCAACTCCCATAATCCGTTCATGTATCTCTACGATATGTGTGGTCTTCGCAAACTAGGATTATGAGGGGTTGCTCTTTTTTTTCATCTAATGCGAAGACCAGATGAAGCAAACAATTCTTACAAGAGAAAGTAGCACTGTAGAAATCAGACGCTACTTCACGGCAGTACTCAAGCTGTCAAAATCAGATCAAGAGTTCCCCGTGAACCTTGACGAGGTATATCCTTTAGTGTACAACAAGAGATCGGATGCCGTAGATGTCTTGCAGAAAACATTCATGCAAGATATTGACTATCAAGTTTTGCGGCAAAATCCGCAAAACCCAAAAGGAGGAAGGCCAAAGATCGAGTATCGACTATCCGTGCCCTGCATGGAATTTTTTATCGCCCGGAAAATACGCCCGGTGTTCGAGGTATACCGGAAAGTCTTTCATACAACTGTCGCTAAAAAAGCATCGACTACATTGGAAGGCAAAAAGATCCAAGAGCTAAAGAAGGATATATCAATGTTAGAGAACCGCCTTAAATGGGCCAAGATCACCTCTCAGCAAGAAACAGATCTAAAGAACTCCTGTTTCTTTTATCTCGTAGGAAAAGGTCTGTATACCGAATGGCACGAATGGAATCAAGAGCGTATAACTAAAAGGATCACGGAAGAGATCAAGAGATCACTCAACATTTAAATTTTAAAATCAAGTTATTATGGAATCAAAATTAATATTGTCAAAGAATAGTAGTGAGAATGAAATAAAACGTTATTTCAAGGCTGTGTTAAAGTTGTCGCAATCTGACAACGAGTTCCCGATCAATTTTGACGAAGTCTGGATGCTTGTATATCAAGATAAACATAAAGCAGTTGAAGATCTTAAAGACAAATTTATCCAAGATGTTGATTATAAGGCACTCACCCAAAAAGTCGAGTGCTCGAATGGTATTGGCTATTCAAGAAGAATAGATTATTTCCTTACAGTATCTTGCATGGAGTTCTTTATAGCAAGAAAGGTAAGACCCGTTTTCGAGGTGTATAGAAAGGTTTTTCATAAATCAGCGGAACAAACGCTATCGCTATCCGACAAAATGAAGGCGGCTTCGTGGGCGGCAAAGTTCCTAAACTTAAATGATAGCTCGAAATTACTCATGGCAAAGCAGATACTCGATCCATTGGGCTTGCCTACTCCGGACTACACGGAATCCAAGGATCAATTATTGTCAGCCACCGAACTATTGGGAATTAACGGATTAAAAATATCAGCACAGACTTTCAACGCAAGAATGGCCGCAAAGGGATTATTAACGACCTTGCAACGACAATCCAGCAAGGGCATAAAGAAATTCAAATCCTTGACAGCGGACGGACTTAAATATGGGGAGAACCAAGTAAACCCTAACAATCCCAAAGAAACACAACCTCTGTATTACGCTCATCTATTCAGTGGGTTATTAAGCGATATTGGGCTATAACAGGCACATCAAGTGCCTGATCCGGCCCATAACCTCATGAAAGTTTATAGGCTCGAACGACAACGATTCTATAAGGCGGTCTATCTCCCGTCTTGCAGAATCGTTTCTTTTCTTGTTATGTGATCGTGTCTTAGTCATCCATGGCGCACATGTAAATCCAAACCTTGCCTTCTGGAGCGTCATCATCCATGAAGTAGAAATTGATAGCATCCTCGATGATCTTTTTCTCGGCATCCGGACCGAACCATTCCGTGAACTTCACTTCCTTGTCGTGCCACGCTGAATTTAGCGCAACGTAAACATCCCAAATATTAGCGTTGCCCGGTACGCTCATGCCTTTAGCGACGGCGGTTACTTGCTGGATGTTCCAGTGCTCACCCTTATCCTCCCCCGACTTGCCTTTATGGTGCATTGCCGCCACGTCCATCTTAGCGAAATGCTCATTATAATGAGGACCGCAAAAAACCTCATGTATATCACGTATGGCCTCGTCATACGTGTCGGGATCTTTCTCTTTTAGACACTCCATAGCCTCGTCCAGCTCGCATATGGCCTCCCACATCTTTTTCTCGGATACCATCCCTTTCGAATGATAGTCCTTCATCAATTCCTTGTATCTCATACCCTGTCATTTATTTTATTCTGTGAATATTGATTTCAGTTCCAGAAAATCCGCTTCCGTTATACGAATAGCGTTAGTATCACCAAGGATAAAATTCATAAGGCCGTTATCTGGAAGCTCTATCAAGATGGAGCCTTCCCCGATCGTACCCTTCAAGAACCCTTGCTCGAACTTATACGGCTTCATACTCTTGAATACGTTCATAGCGTCATCGAATAGCTCTTCCTTATCGTAGTTTCCGTTCTCGTCTGCGACGAACATCATGAAACCCTCCACCTTATCGGTGATCTCCTTGTCCTTTTGGACAATCATGTTATGCACGCCTCTTTTCAGATATTTTCCGAGGGGTTTAAAGGCCGTATTCCCGGAGACGAAAGAGTCTACCCTTTCCTCCGCCCATATCTCCACCGAGTTAATTAACCTGCTTTTTAGCTCTAGAGCTTGTTGCTTTAGTTCCATAGGACTCTTTCTTTAATTGTTCCACTTCCTCTCTCAAGGTACTGATAGCATACCCTTGTCTCTTGACCTTATCGATCAATTCGATAAGCATACCTTCCTCACGTGTCATTTCTTACCTCCTTTTCCGCTATTCTTCAATTTAAGGAAGTCGGCGTATGGCATATCGGCGTATTTGGCCGTGTACTCAGCGAACAACGCCATGTTCTTGTTAACCTCCTCTGAGGCCGATTTCTTTATCTTCTTGGCCATTCCCAATAATTCCTCCAAGGCCGCCTTGCCGTCCTTGCTCTCCTCCACCAACGGACGCATGATGCGCATGTATTCACGGTTAAGGATAGCCATTACCTTCTGGTAGGACTGTTGATACTCCGGATTGTTATTGACCATTTCGAACTCGCTATCCGACATCTCGCTAACGAGCTTGTCTATCTCGTCCCACACCGGATTACGGCTTTGGGCCTGTTGCGCAGAAGGGTTAAGCATACGTTGCTTCTGGATCTCCATCTGTTGCTGCGCTTGCTGGAGACGCTGAATGTTTGCTTCTATCTCGCTTATATTCGGATTATAAGGATTGCTACCTAATACAGGGTCACTCCCCCCTAAAAAAACATTTGTCTGCATGATAATACTGTTAGTGGTTAAAAAAAGGAAAGCGGCAAGCGCCCCCTAGGGAGCACAAGCCACTAACTTTACCTTAAGCCGTAGGTGCCGGAGCGGATGCCGGGCATGAGCACGGATTGTAGCTAGGATAGCCTGTTACCGTAGGGGTATTTGGCAATACCAATTCTCCCGTGATCATACGGCAGGTTCTACGATCGGGGTAATTGACACTAGCCGTGAACGCCTTCTCGATCTCGCATTGAAGCAACTTGTCTTGGTAAGGACGAATCGCCGAACCTACAGCCACCTGACACCTCAATTCATCAATCTGAGCCTTCAAGACATCGAACTGGTCTCTTTGGTTCTTGTATAGACCAAAATCAGCGTCTACCTGTGACTTGTACAATCCGAAATCAGCGTCTACCTGTGATTTCCACAAGGCGAATTTCTCGGCGATATCCGTCTGGCGGTGATCGTAATCGGCTTGCATACCTGAGACTTTCAATCCCCACATTGCGTTTGTAAGCGATAACGCCTCCTCACAGCCTTTCTCCCAAGCCATGAACGCAGTCGGAGCGCCTACACCGGAACCGCCACCGCCTCCTGTGGTCGTGTTGATGTTAACGTTCTCCGGCATACCGGCTCCCCAGCCACCGCCGAACAAGCCGCCACGGTTACGTGACACCGCCCAAGCTCCAAGAGCCGTACCAATGATACCCAATGTCAAGCCGGCGTTACCCACGCCCTTGCTTGCGTAATCCTTGTGCTCATCCTCATGGACGATCTCTTTCTCTTTAATGATTTTCTCTGCTTCCATATGTGAAGTTTTTTATGGTCATATCCGGGTTATCCCGGACACCACAAAAATCCAGAGAAGTGCTCTGCTAAATAAATATCTCCTTGCTAGCTTGTTGCGAGGTTGTTGCTAGTTCTTTGCGGAAAGGGATAAGACAAAAAAAGCGCCGCCAATTTGTGTTGACGACGCTTTTACCTTTTAAGGGAGGCTTTATAATGATATGGAAAGGAGCTCTTCTCCTAATTTATGCAAGGCTGTTTCCAATACATGCATTGTAGCGTGGTTGGACTAGATATATGTTTTTTTCTATCTGAGTATTTATCAAAACTATTCCTTTCTAGGAATTCATCATACTCCTTAGCTAGTTCATCTAAATTTTTCATACCTTCCTCTTTATATGATATCACTTTAGTTTATCCTGCAATATTTTCTCAAATATCTTTTTATACTCCCGAGGAGTTTTCTTGCTTTGATATAGCGTATAAATCAAATCCAAGTATTCTTTCTCAAACAAACTACATATAAAAGTCAAATCAGGCACATTCAATGATAAGCTATGCGTGGAGGTCTTTGTATAACCATAATCTGGAACGACCGTACTATCTTCAGGAAATCTGAAGCTTTGAGTAACTCCATTGCCGTCTTTGTATGTGCCTACATCCTTACTGGCAAGAAACACATAAGATTTAGGGTCATTAGATCCAGAAGGATTTTTCCCATGCACATAATCACTAACCCCAGACCTCTTTTTCGATGTAGTGTATGTGGCTAACACACAATCTTGCCCGTCATTATGTAAAATGATCGCATATTTTGGTTTCGTGCATATATTTGACAGCTTAAACGTGCCATATAAAACGTTTCCGGGCTTAAACATTATCGCATGACTTTAATTTACTATTAATCATCATAATCTCCATGGCACCATTATAGTTCTCCAGTTTCTCAGGATCATCCGCTATTAGTCTCTTAAAGTCTAAGCTATAATCTGATACTTTATAATCATTATCGAAAATAATATTATGCTCTTTCTTGGTAATATCCCATAACGATCCCTTTTTATGGGTCAAATTCACCAATTCACTAGGCTTTTTATTCCCATATTCTTTTATGACACGATCTATTATGTCCATTTCGTAGTCGCTAAATTTATCATCCGAGAATGACACCTTCGGCAAAACATAAAAATGATTATCTGATCCTGAACATTTCTCCGCCTTAACATAATCAGAGAACTCCATTCCCCCGCATTTTATATAATATGTATCTGGGGCTACAGGGCCATATTGCCACGCCTTATAATCAAGCCAAGTGACAGGAACGCCATCATCCTTAACAGCCTCTTCATCTATAAGATATAGAAGCTTAATAAGCTGAGTATGGTATATTGGAGATATCCTCTCCGACAAATATACCATAAGATTGCCTATTTTATCTTTATTGACTTTTATTCCTAAACACATTTCGATTTAAATAATTTCCTGTTCAATAAACAAAACCCCGATACGGATTGTTGCGCCGCCGAGGTTTCATTATTATCTTTCATGCCGCAAAGGTCGCATAAAATTTTGTTATATGAAAATTTTTTCATAGACAAATCACATGCCTTACAACATAACGCACCCTCAGACCGTACCGGATAGCTCCTCTTTCACGCTCTCCACCGTTCTTCTCAGATAGTAACTCCTCCTTATCCTGTCCGGGTACAGGTTTCGCATCCGGTTCACGGCTTGCCTCGTCATTCCCGTCAGATCGGATATGATATTGTCGCTCAACTTGCGATCAGCCAGTATGGTTATAGCCACTCCCCTAGCGTCAACGTTCCTCTCCTTGTTGTTGCTAAACATCATTACCGGATCGGTTCCGCACTCCTTGCAGACTGCCTCTATCACTTTTTTGTAAAAAATTTCCACCTTATTCATAAACTTTTAATTTCGTGGTTTGTTTTACTATCAAAGCCGGGCACAAAAAATGCACGGCAGAAAGACTTATAAGAATCTTCCCGTCGTGCGTGGCATGAAAAAATAATCAAACTTCCGATCCGATTATTTAGGGAAGATTCTTTTTTCTTCATCTTCCCTTTCCGGTTCGTTCTCACGAAGTCACCATCAAACTAATATTAAATTAACCATGAACAAAAAACGTAAACCTGTTGTTATTCAAACGACGAATTATTATTACTAGTTAATAGGGGCTTCCCTGACGTGAGTCATGGAGGCCTCACCAAATCCTACAGAATCCACCCAATCCAACGTAAGGTGATAGTCCATGTTTCCCGATCCCATAACCGGCAATAACTCCTATTCCCCATCTACGTGGATTCATTGTCTTGGTTATATACTCAGTCCTTCTATAAACCTCGATGTAATCAAGATTAGGCTTATAGCCGGATATTGACAGCCGGTAATCATCCGTCTTGTACTCCTTGCTGGTTATCGGCACCGGGACATATACAGGTTCCTTTACCGTGTCGCCGTCCAACGTGATATAAACAGGGAACGGCTCAGGTATTGTTTGTACCAGTGTCTCATAGACCGGGTACGGGATGCTGTCATGTATCGTATCCACCTTGGCGGACGTGTCGGTCTTGGATATCGAATCACTAGCCACATCCCCCCGGATATGGTAGCCAGCCGTGAAACTGGCTACCAAGCACACTAGTATTAATATAACCTGCCATGCTCTCATAACAGATTCCACCCCGCAATAACATCCGACATATCAGCCTCCCTACCATTCTCCACCTTGCTCATCCCGCCCACGATCCGGATCATCTGCTCACGATCGTTGATGTTGATAGGATCATCAGCCGGGATACCGACGTAATCGGATACGGCCTTAATGTAAGCGTCCGTATCATTCTCGTTTTCCGGCGCCCATCTTCCAATTATCTTGCGGATCGTGTCCAACTTATAGTTGTTATAGTAGTTACGCAAGATCCGGAATATGGCACGGTAGCCATACGCCATCGTCTCGAACTGCTTAAAAGATTTGTCCTTGTTCGGGCGTATCTCGCCTTGGAACAAGTCTCCGTTGATCCGGATGTTCCCGGGATTGCAGTTTCGCAACCCTCTAGGTAATTTTTTCTCTGCCATTGTTATTTGATTTTATTGCTATATTTGTGACGCTTTGTTAACCTTGTTCCTCTATCATAACCTGTGACAGGCGTGACAGAGGCGTTTTTACATCCAGCTCCCCTATCCTTCTGGATCAGGGGAGCCTTTTTTATTCTTTGTCTTGTTATACTCATCCAAGAAATTGACCTTACTAATGAATTTTACGGCGGCAACCCAATACAAGAAGGCTATCACCTTGTTATCCGGGAATACCTTACCCATGTTCTTCAAGACATTGGTCCCGTAAAACCATATCATCGCCCACGTGATCCAAGACACGAAAGCCTTGGCGTTATCCTCCGATATATCCATCATCACGCCTATCCAGAACGAGATGATTATGATCAGGAAATAGACTAGCATGTACACCCAGCTACGGATGAACTTGCTCTTCCGGAAATCCCCGTGATCCGCAGCCAACCCCCAGAACGTATCGATGAAGGCCAGCGACAGGATCACCACCAAGAAATTCTCGATCGGCGAAACGAAGTCCATCGCCGTGACAACGGCGGCTATGGCGATGGACTTGGCCCAATTTGCGAGGTCTGATATGTAGGAGAGGTAGCGGTACATATTTTGTATTTAATATATTTTTTCGAGAAACAGCAATCATGGTGCGATGTTAGCCCATTCCATTTAATCGCATTTCAGATAAGAGTAAATTATTTCCAACCGGGAAGCCTCGATATCGTTAGCGTCAAGCAATTTCTCCAGATTCAGATTGTCCAGTTTCTCCATCTCGACATCCTCGCTCTCCTCCAGTATCTTCTCGACAAAATCATTGACCTCCTTGTTGTATCCTTCTATGATCGAGGACGCGTCCCTCAGCTCATCTCCAGACATCACGGGCTTACCGCCCGTGTTCACGGAATCATTATGGCCACGAACCTTTTTCATCAGCTCGTCAAAGCCTTCTGGCTTAAACTTCTCAATGGCATCCTTTATATCAGCCTCGTATGTCTCCGATATGGGGCGCAATTTTCTAAGGTTGTTCAACACCGTCATCTTCGAGGATGACACCATGCCGGTCAGCTTGCATCCGTTCAACACCTTGTACAATTCAATGGCTTCTTTCTTTTTCATATCTATGTTTTTATGTTATAATCCAACTTGTAAGCCCGGCCGCATCGAAACAATACGACCGGAAAAATAATTAATTCATCACTACCGATACTTGGTTCTCGATAGCGTCGATGTATTTCAATACCTCACCGCTTACTTGCAGAGCAGTAAATGTGCTATCATTTACATTGACGCTCAATCCCCCAAATCTGGTGTAGTTATAGCTTCCGATATAACCGGCTTGCTTGTTATAAACCTGTCCGTTCGCCTCGGACACCTTGTTCTCGCTCGTTATCGTAACACGGCTCTCCTTGATATCAAGAGTTTCTCCGATACCATTGATTTGTTTTGTTACGCTCTCTGTCTTAATTTCCTGTAATGTCATGGTCTTTAATTTTTTAAATGTTAATATTCAAATTATTTATATTACGGTTCTGCCACATCCTCTATAGGTATATAGCTAGTCTTCAAATCTGGCAAATTAGCCTGTCCAGCGATCCAATAGGTATATCCACTCGCATACGTGATCGATTGCTCGAATGGGCCAACTACTACCTTTTGCTTGCCCGGGACTGTTATAGCATTTGGGTAATTATAAGTTGCTACCGTCTCACCAGATGACTCAGGGTCTGCCATGCCCTTAGTTCTTACGAATATCGCCTTGACATTAGTAAGCGTAACCTGCCCTGAGCCCGTATTATCAACCGTGATCGTAAAGCTGACCTTATTTCTTGCCGAGCTTGTCCAGTTACCGATGCAATAAATCTGGACAATCGTACCAGTTCCCTTAATATTTATTTTCAGCGGTGGTAACGGAAAACAAATAAACGTGCTAGCCGGTATACTTCCCCCAGTGCTAAATGATGCTTTAGATAAAAAAGTATAAACAGTCCATACCCCAACATGCGATTGTGTTATACCAGATATTACAGTAGATACGCTACCAGTTCCCATCTTATTGGAACTTGTTCCTATCATATACGTAGAACTGTTCTTGTATAATACAACACCTATATAATAGTCTGATAGCGGAGTCCCGGATATCACAAGGTCTGATAGTGTTAGGTTATCAGGATCTCCGGAAGGTACAGCCAAATCAAAATCTATTTGTATGGTGTTGTTTACCGAAATATAGTAGTCTTCCTGCCCGGATGCTTCTACTGGAATAATAGCGTCATGATAATATCCCCTGAAATCACCGAGCCTAAAGGGCTCAACGGATCCACCTCTTGGTGGGGCATAGTCCCATTTGTCCAGCTGATTAACTAACTGATAAAGAAAAGAACCAGCGTTGCCTATCGCACCGGGGGACGTATATACAGGAAAAGACAAACCGCACTTCCCGTCATTGGCTTTCCACCAATATGTTATTCCATCAACATTATCGGCTGTATATCTTACCGGCTTTTTCTTAGACCACTTATTTATCTTAGCGGCCGCCGCTGCCACACCTCCACATAGTGTGCCTACATCCGTACTTGGATAGCTCAATATATTGCGGACATGCATTACGCTTAAATCCGTTGTAGGTAACAAATATCTTGCCATATTTTACGCCGCTTTTAAATTGTCCAACTCCTCTCTCAACGATCTCACCTCTTCCTCAAGGTCCGCTATGCGCTTGTCCTTGTCGGTCATCCATGACTTTGTGGAGCGAACAAATCTATCCACATCTATCATATTACGATACAACTCCTTGATACCTTGAATAGCGATAGGCCCTATCTGACCATAGTATATTCCAAGATAATCACCGTCATTGCTGACGATCTCGGGGAATTCGTTACTAACCTGCTGTGCAGATAAACCTATAGATACGGTTTTATCCGGATCATACTTCAATGTATATCGGAATACGTCTAGTCTCATTATCCTGTCAAGTACATCTCTAACTGTAGATATCCGATTTTTAAGCCTCATATCTGAGTTTTTTACATAATCTCCAGAGCCATTTATGTAACTGACAATCGTGTCCCATTTTTTGAAGCAAAAAGTATTGTTTGACGTATTGACACAAATACGCCAATAAACGCTTGTGCTTTGGTATAGCTCTAGTGTTGGGTAACCGCTGTTTCGAATACTTAACATATTTGTTATATTCCCCCCATTGAACGAAGGTCCGGCCGGGCCTTGTGGCCCAGTCGCTCCAGTTGCCCCGGTAGCACCTTTAGGCCCCGTATCCCCTTTAGGTCCCTGTGGCCCGGTAACCCCTTGCGGCCCCCGGATATTCCTCGTGGTTGGAGTAGTCGTTGACGTGCTGTTCGTCCAGCTAAGGTTACCGCTCGTATCAACGGATGGATACCAGTATTTAAATGGAGATGGAGCGTTCCCTGTGGAATATGCCACGACATCGCCAGTGGCTCTTATATTTTTGCTAGACGTGAAATTGCTCGTACAATTCAACGTGTCGCTTGACGTTGTTATGAGCCGGGACGTGTAATCAGCCGTGCTATTACCGTGGTGGAAATCGATATATGGCGTGGTAGCATTTAGCTCAATAGATCCTTTATTAATAAAAGTATTACTGCTATTACTATTAAAACTAGTATTAGCGTCTCCCACATATACGCCTTGCGTAAAATATCCATTTGCGAATCTAGTTCCCGTACTTCCTATATTATAAGTGTTGTTAGCTCTAGGATAGATATGGTTACTGTTGATATTTGTTTTTATAGTAAAATTACTATTATTCCAATATCCTAACTCCGATCCTACCGAGTCCCCTCCCCCAGTCCCAGCGTAAAAACTATACCCTGATGTACCTCTATATCCGAATAATATAATATTAGCATCATAGGCATTTATATTAAGCTGGCCACTTTCTAATGAAGTTAATAAATATATGCCATTTCTGTATATAGTAAAAGTGTTATTAGTCGAATAGATATTACCGACATTTTCTAAGCTACCAAAAATGTCGGCCGTTCCATCAAACGATCTTCCCCAAATGGTTCGGGCCGTCATTAGCTTCGTGGCGCTTGAGGCGCTTGAGGCGTTTCCGATTAATGATCCTTCAAAAATAGATGCTGTTATATGGGAATCTTTAGCATAATTCCCACCATTATCGGATTTTGACAAGGCTATTGGCTCTACATAGTATTCATAACCAGCTGAAGTACTTCCAACATTAGTTCTAGCATAGTAAGTATTTATACTGTTTATTCCAGCACTGCAATATATTCTATAAGTAGCTGTTCCCCCTCTTAGCCAAAATACGATAATGGATTTGTCATTTCCCCGAACTTCTACTTTTTTCAACAAACTTGCATACGGTTGTAGATTGCATAGTGTAGTAAAAAAGTTCGCATTGCCATCCCAAGACCCTATTCTGCCAATACCTACATAATTCATGCTACTAGTTTTATTACTATGGTTGCCAGCCCAATTAGGGTTTGATGTTGAACCTAACGATTTACCTATACCTACTGTATATGGGACTCCATTGGTAGTGACTGCAACTTCTAAAACTACAGGATAGAATGTGTTATAATCATTTGTTACTGTTATTTCCCTAGACCTAGCAGTACTAGTATGATACCAATCAATTGTTGTATTATATAAATTACTCCTATGATACCCATCTACCATATCAGCGTTAAGGTTATTGCATAACGTGGTAGAAACCACATCAATAGGTTTAGTTCCAGTGGCTACCTTGGAGATATAACGGCCTGTGTTGTACAGAAACATATTAGGGTCACTGCCCTCTAAAATACCCTCCTTGCTTATAGCGATCCCATATCCAGCTAAAAACGTATCATAATACTCGTGTCTTAATATCACGTTTTGTGTTGCGTCTTGTGCGGACGTGAATTTTATGCCAGCGGCCTTGCTTTTTGCATCACTAATAGTTGATTTAAGTATCAATTGACTGTTTATTGTATTAGAAGCTATAGTTAATGCTCCGGTCATCGTATCCCCTGCCTTCTTGACATACCTACCATCGAGTGTAGCAGCATAATTAGCAGTGGTCAACGCCGTTAAGTCCTTTGTAAACGTTATTATCTTTTTGTCAGAGCTAAGCGTGGCGTTTGTAAGTACATTACCACTTCCAGTCACCGATATGCCTCCGATGGTACCGGTTCCAGAGACTGATATAGTTCCATCAGACGATACCGATATGCCAGACCCGATCTTTACCGCTCCAAGTGAGTTTGTACCAGCGATTGGCAATACAATATCTCCTGAGCCTGTAGCATAAGCGACAACATCACCACTAGCCTTTACATTGCCTTCAAAAAAAGAGTCTTTCGCTTTCACCCTAAATTCTTTTATGGCCTCGGCACTCATCCCGCTTATATTGACACTGTATAGTGAATTACTACCGCCTTTGCCATATTGAAACCATAATATCTTGTTTGAGGCTTCAACGAATCTAAAAGAAGAATCGTAATCTGTGTTATATGCTCTGATATAATTATATTCAGCTTTTCCGTCCGCTTCTGCTTGCAAGTGAATTAAATCTTGCAACCCTTTTATATCTAATTTTGCTTGTGGGGTACTAGTGCCTATACCAACGTCACCATTAGACATAATTTTCATTCTTTCATTTAGATTAGTAGATGTTCTAAATGTAATGCTGTAACCAGATAAGTAAGTATTAGTTCCTTTTTGCGTATTACCTGAGCCAATAACTAATTCACTGTTTGTGTTAGTATAAAATATTGCCATATCACTTCCATCTGGGTTTTTGGCATATATATTTCTATTGTTACCCATATATATATTACCGGACATAGTTATATTCCCGACTCCGGTCATATTACCACTAACATTAGCGGTGCCGTTGAAAGACTGTCCCCAAATAGTTCTGGCCGTCATTAGCTTCGTGGCGCTTGAGGCGTTTCCGACAAATGCCCCTGAATATCTCCACTTATAATTTTCCGTACCGAACAATTGCACATTTCCATCAAGATTATTGTACTGTCCACTGCAATATCTAGGCAATAATGTTGTAGCGTCAAACCCGCTATCGCTATATAGTGATAGCACTAACCATCCAGAGGAATTAGGAGCCGCTTTTCCTTGCACTGTTATGGTTCCTCTATTAGCATAACTTTTTATAGCCCATTTGCATATAGCCTTTATAAAATCCTCTGTAGGATAATTAACGCTCTCATAATCACTCCTTAGCAATCCTTGGGAAATCAAAGTGCTCCATGATGGGAAATTAGCGTACAGAGCCACTTGACCATTTGCGAACCCAGCATGATAACCATCTAATAGATCAGCGTCCAATCCCGATCCAGCCCCGTCATTATCCTTATGCCAGAACGTGAGTCCCTTGGTAAAGGCTATAATCTTATTATCGTTTGTCAACTCGACGTCCGTAAGGGCGTTTCCACTTCCTGTTTTCGTTATGCCGGACACGCTACCACCGATATCACCCGCCACGCTCAACGTTCCATCCGTAGCTATATTAAGGCCGTTCCCGACCTTGACCATGCCTAACACTCCGGTACCGGCTATAGGGCTTACTATATCATAATTACCGGTTGCGTAGGCAACGATATCACCGGTAGCCAGAACGTTGTCATTAGCGTCCACCTTGACATAATGGCTAGCGTCCTTATAATTGAGATATAGATTGGACAGCACGGCGTTCGTCCCGGTCATCCCGTTAATCGAGTTACCCCCAGAGAAACGGACCCATTGCGCCGATTTATCCTTGGCCACGTCAAACGTCTTGTCGCTGTTAAGGTGTATAAGGCCGTTGATGCTCGGCACGCCTGTCATCGCTCCGGTAGCTATCCCGTTGGAGTTGAGTTTCTGCCCCCACCACGTAGCGGCGTATAGCTTGTCTCCTTCTAGTACAGTGCCCTTAGCGTTGCCGAACTTCACGGCGAACTCGTTCTGCGTCTCCGTCGTACCGGCGTGGTTCAGGAGCTGTAGGCCGTCACCGGCATAATAGATCTTGCCCTTGCCGCCGAAATTCGGATCCAGCGACAATAGGCCGGTGGTAGAATCAATGATGAGCCCACTACCCTCCTTTATCATAACAGCACCCAACATGTTGTAGCCAGCATGAGGGAGTACAATGTCGTGATCCGAGGTAGCGTAAGCGACAACGTCCCCTACCGATTTGGCGTGGTAATCCGTGAGGATGTACCACTTGTCCTCAGGAAGGGGATTGCCGTCGCTGTCTATCGTAACCAACTCCCAATATTGTGGAACATTAGCTCCGGAAGATTGAGAGGATTGCTTTACGGAACTTCCGGGAATAGCGTCTAACGCCCTTCCAGTACGTGGAAGGGCTGTCTTTCTTATCTTACTATGACGTACATTCATTACCATATCTATATATGTACCGATATGGTGTAATACATCAATCGTATGGTATATCGCTTAACTTGGCGGTGTCATCGGAATATCCTACAGCTGATAGTTTTGCGATAGATAACCTAAAGTCCAGATCACATCCAGTCACTAGATACTCTCCGGATAATACAGGAGAGTATCTGAGGTAAGATAATGCAGGATTACCAATAAGCTTAACGTCTACGGAAAAACGCTCATTCTTTTGACTGAAATTAGAGTGCACGGTACACATCAACAGCCTTTCCAATATATCCGTCTGGTTTGATCTAGTGAATGATAATTGAAACTTATAGTTATTTCCATCCTTTTTTAGTATACTTGCTTTACTTGTTGGGACATTATCTTCATTAGCCGATATACATTTCAATGTTATCTCCTCAAAATCCGAAGCGACCTTCTTATTGATATAACTTTTAAACTCGTAATCATCAGTATTCAAGCTGTCTCCCTTATCATTCTCGAAATTCATACTTACATGGTCTATAAGTATATTCTTGACCCTATCCGCAGGGAATATCTCCTCCTTATCCAAAACCAGCCGTTTTATTACGCAATATCTCATGCGCATCACCAAATATCCGCTTACCGGTGGTGCGATCAACCGATTCCCCGCTTGATCCCTTGACGAGCTAAGAGATTCGCCTAAGGACATATTTTGTCCGTTTGTCAACCATTGATTCGCAATTCTTGAGGTAGAAGCGCTGGCCGTTTCTGATAATGACACATAAGTTAAAATGAATTTGCCTAGTGGAACATCGCTCCCTGTCACATCCTTCCATCCCTCATCAAACCTATAACTATTGTCATAATACATGACAGGGGTTCCCATACTATCATACAGGACCAAGTCACCATATATTCCCATGACACCGGTTCGCTCATCATCCTCTACGATATCCGTATCAAAAGGGTCATCCCTAGTATTGACATACGCTTGGGCCTTGATCCTAAGATAGTTCTTAGCGTCTGTATTTCCTATAATAAATACGTTTTTGCCATCAAAAGACCATTGATTGATCGCTGAACTATCACCCGTATATATCATCTCCGCACCTATCAGGGCATCGGCTCCGGTATTTCTCTTATTCTCGTAACGCAGGAAACGCCCCTCTTTCCAAGGCGGGCATGATCCGTACTTTTTCAAGACATAGCCGGCGTTATCGGACGTGGATATAAGATCCGCCAGATTATCTTCCTCTACGTCATACGAGAATACCCCATCTTTGGCGGCGTATAATGAGCTTGTAATAGTCACGTTGTTAAACATCTCCTCAAACCCATAATCGCCATCTGATGACATAATACCGATATCCAAGGCGTTTCCATAATAAAAGTCAACAAATTCCTCATCCTCGTATGTCATGGATGAGAAATCAAACCTTTTCATTGGTAAACCTTTCTTAATGGTGTTATAATCATATACATATACATTCCCATCTTTCTGTACCATCATTAAAGCAAAAGGTCTCAAACAATTGTCCAAGACCTCTCTACAAGACATAGGCTTGCCATCCTCGTCATAAAAATTAGAAGAGGTAACATACGATTTATGAAGAGCAGTCTCGGATGAGTTTAAAGATATACCTTCTATTGTAGTCGTGCAACCTATATATATCTTCCCAAATGGCAATTTCAACTTATCCAAACACCTTTTTATATGCGTCATCACAGGGACGATATCGCTATATTTTGCGTCTGAGTCATTAATATATTTCAGTCTCTCTGTTATATTGAAATCAGAAGCAGAGAATTCTACTTCATAAGGTGAGGATTTAGATAATACCTCGTTGTATAATTCTGAATCCAGCCATCCTGTCCAAAACAAAATTCCTCCCCTATAAAAATCAACTCTATATCCTTGCATATCATCAGTATGAAGTGAAATAAACTGAAAATCATATTGACTGATAAGATGTATCGTTGCTTGAGCCGTATGAACAGGATCAAGCTTCATAACATCGGCATATCTTAATACAAAAGGAGATTTTCCGGTTTTCACATACTCGTCAATACCTGAAACTTCTGAAAGAATCTCAACTCGATTAAGGATTCCATCTAATCCCTTAAACTCATTATAATAAACCCTGTTCATCTACCTCTCCTCATTTTTCTATCAGTATTCGCTAATAATATCCTCATTTGCTCACCCGACACTACCACTTCGCCTGTGACACGTACATCTTTCCCCTTAGTCCCTCCTTGATTCAATATTTGGAACAGATTACCTTGCTGAGACCTGTTTAATATCATTTCTCCTGAATTTACCATTGCCGGCACACGATCCCCCGAATACATACTACCGGGGACTATACCGCCATTAGCGAATTTAGGAATTGCCGCTATAGCCGCCACGATTGAGGCTACTGCGGCCCCAGCCGTAAGCCATCCAAATGGACCGGAAGATGCGGCACCCAACACGGCTGACGATCCTGCCGCCGCAACATTTTTATTGAAAAGTGCGTTCAAAGCCGGCAAAGCTTGGCCTACCGCTTGCATAACATTCAAAGAGTAATCTAGCCAAGAAGCCGCACCTTCGTTTGTTAACCGAGAAACAGAGGACATCATATTACCGATAGCTCCTAATGAATCAGCGTATTCATAATTTGACTTGATAGCGTCACTGGATACGCCTTTAACCGATATATAGCCAGACTTAATATCCTCAGTCGCATTACGGCCTTTTGCTGACACGCCGAATTTATCCCCCTCCATCGGTTTCAACCGTCCAAGCGTAGCTTCCAGCTCTATGTTATATTTTTCTTTATTGATCTTCTCTATAGCCGTGCGGATTCCTTGCCTTACAGCCTCGTCCGTTTCCGTGTTAAGTTTTTTAGTTAGACTTGATATCTGGGCGTTAAGATAATCTATGGAGCCTTCGGGTAAGGGTTCCATCTCTATCTTTAATTTCTCTTCCTTCAACTTTTCTATGGCAATACGGATTCCTTGCCTCGTGGCCTCGTCCGTTGCGGATTTTAATTTCTTTGATAAATCTGATATCTGGGTCTCGATATAATCTATTGAGCCTTTAGCGGCTACATCTGACACGGCAATAGGTTTCCCTTTATCAGTTTTATTTTTTAGAGTCGTATTATTCAAAAATTCTTTTATTTTCGCATCTGCTTTTTCTCTTACACTCAATTCCTCTTGTATATATTTTATCCTCTCCTTGGTATCATGGATGGATTGGAGAATATCTCCTCTCTCTTTTCGGTTATAATAACCGGGCATTCCTGCCAACTCCTTTCGTCTCTTCTCTAGATCTCCCAAGGACATAGTTAAGGATGACAAATCGCTTTTGAGAACATCTATCTTATAGGCTTCTGTCTCATCATATTCTATAGCGGTTAATTCTATAGAACGTTGCTTTGATAGCCCCCCGCTTATGTTTGCATCATAAGCTCCTTTTATTTTATCAACTATTTTATTTGCCTTATCACCAATGACCTTTTCTTGTATCTCATCTTGTGTTTTCGCTAAATCAGTAAGATTCTGTATCAATGAGGCTACTCCTTGGGCGGCGGTAGACAAAAAACCATTTGATTTGTTCATGGTTAGAATAAACCCTTCCCATGCGGATGATACCGCATTTAAAGATCCCTCCAAATTTGCGTTATTAATCCGTTGTTGCTCTAAAGCCGTGTTTGTCCCAGTTATGGCATCGATATATCCTTTGTATTGATCTTTTGCGTTAACCAGAGCTAAAGCCGCCGTAACGCTCTCTCTTCCGAACATTTTAGTCATTTGAGTAGCATCTAGATTTTTGCTTGCCAGATTGTCTAAAGCCTTGGATAAACCAACCACAGAAGGTCTAAGATTATTATCAGAGCTTCCTTCCAATATCAAGAATATATTACGCAAATTCGTCCCAGCCTCACTAGCTTCCGTTATCTTAGGGGCGATAGTCTCAATAGCGGCTACAAGCTCATTGTATTTAACACCTACGGAATTAGCAGCACCTCCGGATTTCTCTATAGCCTTGGATAAATATTGTATATCAGCCGATCCCGCTTGCGATGCGGCCGCCAATATATTAATATATTCACCTGCCACATTAGCACTCTCACCCATTTGGTTTATAGATCCAGATAAAGCTTTTGCCGCAGATGGGACATCCATACCCGCAGCTTCGGCTAAGATAATGGCTTGTTTCGTGACCTCGTTAAGCGCCTCTCTATTTTTCAATAATTCAGGCTGTTGTGAACCTATCAATTTGTAAGCCTCAACTACTTGCGATGCTGTTTGTGTAGATGTAGATCCTAAATCAATAGCAGCTTTCTTGAAATACTCCATATCCTTAGCCCCAAGTCCGGTTAAAGATCTAAGACCTGACAATGATTTCTCGAACTCCATGCTTTTCTTGGTAACGTCCATAAGCGCAAATGAGATGCCGCCAAGAGTGGCAAAACCTTTTGTCATGCTAACGATTGACCCTCCAACGGACTCTGTCACCTTCTTGAAATCAGAGACCTGTTTCCTTGTCTTATTTATAGACCTGTCAAACTCATTATTCTTGAACAGGATTCTTACGAATAGATCCGCCGCCATTATTCTTCAATTTTACAAATTCATTTAACATATAGCTCAATCTCTCACGCTCTTCCTCTGGCATCTCCATGCTGTCATTCTCATCCCAAGGGAAGGGCATCATATCCTTTATATCTATACGTTTGCTGCTATTTACTTGGGCTATCGTATAAACCAATTGACGGGTTTGATTCCAGCTCTCTATGTACTTCTTATGGATACCTTCCATACAAGCGTCAATCTCATATGGTTCCATATCATCAAGCACATAGGCCGGATCAAGCCCGCCAACAAAAACCAAGGCTTGGAATATATCCTTACCGCTTATTCTTTTTTTTTATCGTCATTATCAGTGTTATCCGTATTTTCCAATATCTCCTTCCTCTTGTTGTACTCTACGGACCATTTCAAAAAATCGATATATATAGACTCGTCATCGCACAATATGTCGGTAAAAGCCTCCAAGTCCATAGTGAACCCCTTATTGTACGCTAACAATACAGAATAAAAGAACACGATATTCTCAAACGTCAACATGTCATCGCCGATATTCTTTCCCATGATCTTCTCGTAAATCATTCGGACACGAAGATTATATCCTAGACGATACTCCTTATCTTTTATAGTGATCTTATCTTCCATCATGATCAAGATCTCTTGAGTAACGGGCCTTTGCCCTTAAATGTAGCGGAATAAGTAGCCTTGTCGTTATGGGCGGCATTGGCCGTGATAGAGGTGATACATACGTCTCCCTCATATCCTCCAGACCCAATAGTCCATCCTTCGGAAGGTTTGCCCGTCTTAGATCCTGCCTCGGCCGTGACAGCAAATGCCACATGAAGTACTTCTCCCGATAAAAAAGCGTCAACCAGACTATCATAGTCTGCCTCAATCATCATGGACTCTGCTTGAATATCCCAGCTGATTTGCCCAAGCTCGGTATCGCCATATTCTCCAGTATCCTTGTTGGAGATATCAAGCTCCTCCCTTGATAAGTTCATTGTATGCGTAGTAGCAGCACCAAGTGCTACATAATTCTCTGAAACCTTTTTGAAGAGCATCAAATCCCTTCCTCTTACTACTTTATTTTCCATGTTAATTATCAATTACAATATTAAACGTAAGAGCCTGTATATACGCCTCGTCTTGAAAATCCTCAACGGCGTTGGCAAGCTTTATATCGGAGATATCAAAACCATCCAAGTTCATTGGATAGTCTGGCATCTCATCCACTATAGCGGAAGCAATGTCCAGCGATTGAGAGTAGCTAGAACCGACGATAATAATATCCACGCTGATCATTCCATAACGATAAGACACATCCTTGTCCGATTCCAAGACTACCCCACTTCTTTTGTACGTAACAAAAGGAAAAGGCGTTTTCTGCTCGGCAACGACCGGATATATACGGCCTTTCAACCTGTCATTGATACTCATATCAGCTAACAGTCTTTTAATCAAAGCTCCTATCTCTAACGCTCTCATTTCTTTCTTCCTATCCTTATTACAGCCCTCATCACTCTTTTCTCCATATCGTCAAGCACCTTTGATTCTTCCGAGTCTTGCGCTTTCCTGAAATACCTTCGTCCCGTGATAACGCCACGATTCGCGGGTTTCCCCGACCTAGTTAAATATAATCTAGCACCTTTCCTTTTCATGCCGGTGACCCGATGCCCTTTGGTAAATCTTCGTTTGGTACCAAGCTCAAAAAACTTGGCTCTAAAATCCCCTAGAATATCAACAACGGCATCTTTGGTTTTCTTATTAACGTTAAGCCTTACCAATGGTAATCTCTTGGTTGATCCGTTACGGTCTTTATAGACATTGAAAGCCTTGAAAGCGGTTCCGGAACCAAAGTTCTGAATAGTCCTTCTCCTTATGATCTGCCCGCCGGATCGAACGGCGGAAATCATAGCCTTATCCATTTCCTTCCCGGTAAGCCTGTCCACCATCCGGTTATATTCCGATATATCAACCTTGACTTTACTCATTGATTCTCTCCCCCGTGATGGTTATACAATTCTTGGATCTCTCCGGATTGATATCGAGTATCCTATACCTTATCCCATCATGAACAATAACCATGTCATAATCGACCTTATGATACAGGCGTATCTCTATCCTTACCGTATAAGTATTGACGATCTCATTGGCCTCTACCGCCCTATTGCCTCTAATGTGGGAAACACGGGCATAGGTAGAGAAACAATCCTCATAAATTACCTCAGAGGCAGAATACTCAGTCTCCGACTTTACAGGCAACTGGAATGTGATCTTATCTCTCATCAACCCCGCTCTCATGATCCTTTGGATTATAATACCTTACATAAGGAAACAATAAGCTATCTACCATCATGGGCACCTTGCTAGAGGAAACGAAAGCTATTGGCTCCCTATTCTCGTAATAGTGAGCCACGACAAGCTTGGCGGCATGTTTGACCGGAAGAGGTATAATACCATCCGGAAAAACATCCGTCAATGAGTCGAATTTTAAACGATTAGCGATGTCGATCTCTGACATGTCTATCAATTCCTCGATATACATATCATCATCGGTATAATCCAAATCCACTCTTAAATGCCTCTTTGCCTCCTCTAGCGTAAGTATCATGAGCCAAGTTATTTAATAGATCCAACAGCGAATGATTCTTTTCTGCGAGGCTTAGCATCAAAGAAGGCGTTGATAACTAATCTGACCTCGCCATCAGCGGCCTTCGTGTAAGGATCAACCGTGATATCCAACGCACCCCATTGACCGATAACGAAATCCGCCCAGTTACCGAAAATGATACCTTCCTCATCCGTGCTCTCTTGCAATCCGGATGCCATGCCTGACGTAGCATATACGTTGTAACCATTAGCCATGCCATTCTGCAGGATGAATCCCTCCGCTACACTTGCGGCTCTAAGAGTACCCTTCAAGATACCTGCGCCTTTGACTGACGTGATATAAGCAAGATTATTCACTAACGCCTCATCAACGGGAACCGCTGTTTCCAAAGCAATCATATTAGCGAAAGAAGCCTCTCCTGTCACCGTATAAGTTGGCGTGCCAGTAAAGAAGCCATCAGGCTTATTTGCGTTAGTAGCCTCGGCACCAAGGATCGTTTTCTGCAACTTGATAGCCACCGCGCGTGCCAAGTCATTACTAAGCATAGTGTCAGTAGATAGCGTATCTTGCGCAAGGAACTGCTTAGAGATATCAATATAGGCTGTTAAGCGCTTAGGAGCCAGCTCTACCTTTGTGAACGTGCCCTTCCCGTTCTGAGCCGCCCCTGTCTCATTAGCCCAATTAACGGATGAGCCAGAATACGCAGGAATACCTATATTACCTTTCAGTCCCGTTAAAAAAGTAGCCCCAGCCTTTACCATGACCAAACTATCACGGATCGGCTGCAAGATGCCAAGCAAATCCTCTGATATAAGTTCCTTGCCATCACCTGTGACTTGAGCGGAAATAAAATTGCCCCTATATTCCATCGGGATCAACAAGCTTCCTTGATCCACCGGTAAGCTAGCCTCGGTCATAGCCCTACGTCCAGCATCGATCAACCCCTCCACCTCGTCACAAGTCTCGCCAGTGATCTTTGAGCGGATAGCCTTAGCCAACAATCCTCCCCTAGAATGTTGGGTGTTAGCCACCGGACGTTGTTTATTCCTAGCCTCGGCCAATTTGATCTCAAACTCGCAATCGGCGATATCCGTAACGATCTCGGCCAATCTTTTTTCCTCATTCTCATCTGCCTTCCGGCCCTCGGCCTTCATCTTATCGAAAATGCCTTGTTTTTCAGTGTTGAGCAATCCGATCTTGTCTCGAAGCTCCACGATAGTAAGTTGTTTCTTTGACATATTAAAATCTGTTTTTAAGATTGTTATAATAAATTTCTAAATCCTCCTTTTCCCTCTTTTCCCGTTCCTCTTTTCCCTTGTTTTGCCTATCCTCTAAATCCTTACGCTCCTTATCACGAATGCTTTCGATAGACCGTAAGGCCACCTCGGTATCCTCATAAGCCGGATAATACACCGGGCTCACATCATACAGCTTGTCTATCTGGACGATCGTGCGGATATACTTACCGTTTTCGCCTTTCTCCCAATTATCCTTAGATACCGTGAAGGCAAAAGATGACTCAGCGATATCCCCTCTCTTCAGAGCCTCTACCAGCTCATCACCCAAGGCTGTATCCGGAGCATAAAAAGAATATTTAAGTCCTTTGGCATCAACCTCCAACTTCAATGATCCCACACCCATTCTCCAGCGAGCCAACACGCCCCTTCTCTCATCATGGTTCATCAAGCACAAGACATCGCTCCTCTCCAATACGCCGTCCAAGGCCGTAGGCGCTATCCTTTCTATGAGATCCCCACCCCACATAGGTTGACTATCCGTATTAAAAAGCAAAGCGTATCCCTCCACATGTCTGGATTCCTCTTCTACGGAAGCCCGGTATGATATTCCTCTTATTTCCTTATTATTTGTCATGCTCAATAGATATTTTATTATATACCGAAACGATGTAATACAGCGATCAAGACCGC